AATAAATACTTCATCAATTTTCATAAACTCCTTAGTTACAATTGTTTTTGTCTAAATCAATTGGTCTATCGCCCTGAAAGAACCATACATAAGATGAGATTTTTGTTCCATCTTGTGTATAGGTACATTTTTTGCCTACCGAGCAGGCGCTCAAGGCAAGTAACAGTGCGAGCACTAGAAATAATTTATTCATTTTGCTCCTCTATTTGTTCTTCGTCTTCTTTAATTTGGCAACATGTACCGGCTTCTTCTTTTTCTTTGGTATGCATATTACAACATTTATCGGGATCTATTGACATACTTCACATTCCTCATGTTCACAATTCATACAATTACAGACACCATACATATCACCATGTTCTTTTAAAGAACAGTGACAATTACAGTTACAATTTTTACACTTTGTCATTTGTGTTTAAATAGTTCCACAATTTTATCCATGGCCAACAGATAGTTTTCCATATTTTTTTTCGTAAGCTAAATCTGCTAGATTTCCATATATTTTTAATCATTTTTTGTTTCCTCAATACTATAGAAGTACTTATCAGTGTCTTCTGTTTTCCATTTACTACTATCTTCTACATTCCATTCGGAAGTCTGTACCTTCCAATCAAAAGGAATTTCATCCTTCACCGTGAAAGATGGAATGCTCCAGATTAGCCTATTGTTTGGCTGAGCCGCATAATTGCCATCATCCAGGGCCATTATGTGAGCGCACTTATGTTCGTGCGGAATTTCCGAATGATCTGTATCGACTATATTACTCTCTGGATGAGCCCAGTCAACTGTAAAAAGGTACGCTCCTGAACGCCATTTTTTGTCTTTGCCTATGAATTTACCGGACTGACCGTCCAAGACATCAAAAGAAGTAATGCTAGGATAGTAACTAAAGCAATTCCATAGCTCCAACTCATCAAGTCGCAGCCGAGGAACCTCTACTTGCTTTAAACCTCTTTGTATGAATGCAGAGATCGGCAAACGGTAGAATACAGCTCCATTTTCCATAATTGCATGAAAGAGTATCGGACGCCCTGTAATCGATGCAATCCCAAAAAGTAAGCAGTCTTCCACTTCTCCATGATGTTCTTTAAGGTCATAGAGATACTCTCTCCTGACCTGTGCGTACGTCGCAGGAATATTCGCGTTTAAGTATGCCATCCAACATAAAGTCTTATTGTGCTATGATTATTAAAACAACTACTACTGCTACAGCAATAGAAATCTTTTTATGAGCTAATACTAGTGCCCATAATTTTTTTGCTTGTTCCATGTTTCCTCCTAATGTATTTCGCCCCAGTTTTTACCATGCTCATAGTCTACCTTGTTTGGTACCTCTAGTTCAACTGCAGATTCCATTATTTCAACAATGTGTTTAGCCTGTTTATCATTTTCTACAGAAATGTCTAGTTCATCGTGAATCTGAATATGAGCTATGATTCCTTCTTCATACAGTTTTAACATTGATTTTTTAGTCATATCTGCAGCAGAACCTTGAATCAATTTATTTAATGATTTGTAAGTCATGGCTCTTTTAATCCCTGGTCCGTGTTCCCTGAGTGCTTCTTCATGGGGTAATGCTTTATGCATACCAAAACTATTTGGTTCCCATAAATGAAACCTACATAGTCTACCTAGTAATGTTCTTATTTGACCACGCTCCTGTGCACGATTTGATGCTACATTCATAAGTTGTTTTACGAAAGGAACTCTAGCATGGTATTGATCAAAAAGTTCTTTAGCTTTATCTTTGGACACTCCTAGTTCAGCTTGTAATTTTGCTTTTCCCATTCCATAAAACAATCCTAGATTAATGGTCTTGGCTTGTGATCTTGGGATCTTTGCCATGTCTGCAACGATCTGATGAAAATCGGTGCTTGAATCATTTCCGTAAGATTGGACAACTTCATAGACTGATGGAAATTTATAAAGAGAGGCATAGTGTACGACGAGTCGGGGCTCTTGTTGTGAGTAGTCAAAACATCCCCACTCGCAACCTTCTTCGGGAACAAAAATGCTACGGATCAAAGGTCCGAGGTCCTTGTTCCGTGCAGGAATCTGCTGGAGGTTTGGATTTCGGTAACTGAATCGTCCGGTTATGGTGCCGCCATTATCGGATCGAGTCTGATTGATTTCAGCGTGAATGCGTCCTTTATGTTCATACTTTAAAATAGAATCAATGAACGTTGAATGAGCTTTGTTAACTTCTCGGGCTTTAGCAATGCATTTAATGACAGGGTGGCTATGTTCCGCTAAGAAATTTTTAGTAAAGCTCGGTAAACCTGTGGCCGTTCGATCATAGGAAATGTTTAATTTATCAAATATTTTTGCGACTGAACGAGAAGCCATAATTTGAACGTCAATTCCGGTTCCCTGTTTCACTTTCAATAGAAGTTCTTTCTCTTGTGTGATTAGGTCTTTTTTTAATTGATGGGCTCGTTCGCTATTAACCCGTACTCCTTTAAATCTCATATCCACGAGGCAGGGAAATAAATCCGTTTCTAAATTAAAAATACTTTCTAGATCCTGATTTATTATTTCTTTCTTCATTTCTTGCCACAAGTCCAGTGTTAGAATTGCATCCTTTTCTGCATACTGTCCAACATGAATAGCGGGAAGTTTCCATAATTCAGCTTTAGGATCAATGCCCCATTCTTTGGCTGCTTCATTAAGAATGGTTTCATTTTTACCATGACCTAAATAGTCCCAGCCTAAAGAATTTAGATCAAAACGATAACGATTTTCATCAACCAGTGAGGCTGCAACCATAGTATCGACGACTAGACCATTTATTTTTATACCTAATTTTTTGATCCAACAGACATCGTATATGGCGTTATGAAATATTTTTGTGGCTTGACTTGCCATAGTGTCTTTGAACCATTCTAAAACTTTTTTACGATCCATGTTGGGACCATTGCCGTGGGCAATGGGGAAATACCAGGATAAATTTTGTACTGCAATGGCAATGCCTACTACCTCACCATTGCCAATAATCGAACCGGATCCTTTGTTCTTTAAATCAGGGTCTCTTGTTTCTAAGTCCACTGCTATTTCATCGTAACTTCTTAGGTCTGGAAATTCAGTGGGTGCATTCCATTCTTTCTGGGCTTCGAATTTAGGAATGATCATTTATTAGTTTTCCATTTTCTATAACCCTCGATCCAAGTTTCCTGTTTTTCTTCTTCTGTTCCGTAATCTCTTTCTTCTATCATTTCAATATAATGCTTTGCTTTTTTTAAATCTTCCTTTCCTCCTTTATACTTATGCCGACAAATATATTTGATAGCATTTCCTTCAGCAAAGGGCAAATTGTTCTTATTGGCAAACTCAGATGGTTGAATCTTCATTTTAAGATAATGAGATCCACCAACTTGTTTTTTGTATACACTCATAACCGGTATCCTCTTCTTTCTATTTTTGCTTTCAATAAGTATAAATTTTGTTTGGCGCGAGTAACAGCAACGTACCATACTCGATGTTCTTCATCTTGTTTTTCTGGATTATTTTCTACGGACTTTCTTATTTTATTTGTATTATCCAAAATAACAATAACGTTAATTTCTTCATCTCCTTTTATGGTATGTATAGTAGATAATTTAATCCGTGCATCTTGACTTAATTTTTCTCCGTTGCCTAGCATTGCTCTAATATATAATTTTTCATTAAGACTGGCTTTGGTAAATGCATCAAACCAAACTACATCAGAACTAAAACCCACGTCCTTTATTTTAATAAGCTCTTGATTCTCGAATTGTTTTTCATTAAAATCTTTGTCCAAATATTCAAATACATCTTTGGTTTCTGGCAAGGTTAGGCCTTCATTCTTTGTCCAACGTGTCCAATTCACAATGTTTCGATAAAGTTTTTGATTATAACTTTTGCCAAATTTAGTCTCAAAGTATAAACTCTTTGTTCTAAGTTTTTTGGCTATTTCGTCCAGTTTGTTTTTTGATCGTCCTAAAATGAGCCATTTATCTTCTGACAAATCTAAACTATCGATAGAATTAATCTTTTCGGCTCGTCCCTTAACAATGTTTCCTTGATCATCTCTTCTTGGAGACCATTGTTTTTTAATTCTTCTTTCTTCTGGAATTCTGGATATAATCATATTAGCATATTCTTGAACAAGTTCGGGAACTCTTCTAGACTGTGGAAGAATTTCTTCTTCTGCCGATTCATTAATAAACCGTTTAACGTCTGCCCCAGCCCATTCAAAAATAGCTTGATCATCATCTCCTGCTAAAAAAATATCCGCGGACTTTGTTTTAAGAACATCAAACATTTTCCATTGGATAGGAGATAGGTCCTGGGCTTCATCAATAAAAACAACATCAAAGGTAGGAGATTTGTTTGATTCTTTAATGAATCGATTTATCATTTCGGTGTAATCGATTAGATTATTTTTTTGTCGGTAATTTTTTAAATTAATTTTAATATGATTCAATGTGGTATAATCAATTTTTCGTGAGTAGTTATTTGTATTAAATTCAGATTCTATGCCTATGTCTTTAACTCTAGCTTTATTGATTAATGAAAAATATTCAGAGTCACAATTTAAATAACCATTATTTTCTTCTTCATCGTATTTTGTATATTTTACACGGACACCTGTTAATCTACCTATTTCTTCATAATGAGTAGGTTGCATAACTCGATCTTCGCTCAAACCTAATGTATGAAAAGAAAAAGAATGCAGCGTTTGAAAAAATTTCAGATCTGATTTTGTAAGATTAGATGAAACATCTTTAAAATTATCATCCTCAAGAAAAGTATCTCTTGCGTTGTAGGCTGCTTTTCTTGTGAAAGCAAAATAACCAATACGGTGGAGTGCTGTTCCTTTTTTTATATAATCTTTCACATAATTTAATAAAGTAAAAGTTTTTCCTGTTCCGGGTGGTCCTAATATTTTTTTGATCATATAAGATTATCAGTTCCTTTTATATCTATAGGTTCGTCTTTAATCTTTTCTTCTTTAAATTTATCTATTTTTACTTTAATTACTTGAAGAGGATCATTAGATTCTTTTTCTTCTTTTTTCTTAGGAAATCGTTTTGGACCAAACTCGCCCAATATTTTTTTATTTGTTTTAATCATATGGGCTGTTTGTTGAGTTTTTATTTTCCATTCTTTATTTTTTAAGGTATCGAAGAAAGGCTCGAATTTAAAGTAAGCATACTCATCTTCCCATAAAGTTGATCCACTTTTAAAAGCAACATTCGTTTCTGCTTTTGGTCCATTGATATATTCTTTCATATAATTAAATAATTGTCCTTCTGGACTTGTTTCTTCAGGTGGTTCGATATCGTCCAGTTGAGAATTAAATAAATTATCTAATATTTCTTGATAAATATCTCCTTTTTGCATAGGAGGAACAAAATTTGCAGCAACACCAATGATGTTTCTCATTTTTCTTTGATCGGTTATATATTCTATGGATTTAGCATGGACTTGCTTGACTTTTTCACCATCAGGACATGCAACATTAAATGTATATTCTGGATCAGGTCTGTAATTTATTTTTTGTAGGCCAGATAATGCAGGAAAAGCTTTTCTACGATCGGAAGCAATACCAAATTTTCTTTTTACACATTCAGATTTCATGCAAAAATTAACGATCGGTTCTTCATTACATAGATGTCCTTTTGTTTCTTTTTTCCATCCCTTAATTTTAAAGTCTACATAATTATCGTCCCATTTTTGATCGTAGATAAAGTATTCCCTCGCTGCTTGTTTGACTTTATCTTCCCAATTATCGTAGTATTTCTTTTTCGCAAAGACCATATAATTATATAAAAACCTATCTCTGTCATCGTTCAATTTTCCTCCATTTTGACATGCCCGAGTTATGGCTTGTAAACAAGGAGGACCTTCATTAAATTCTTCTGCTCCTCCTTGTA